TTTCGGATATAATTGTTGCGTCTGGAATATAACATCTCTTAACTCAGGCATAGAACGTCTAATAAGTAACATTCTAGCAGCAGGTTTTTCTACAAATCTTAATGGTGCTATGAGTAAGCTATACGTTTTACCTCCACCTCTTGCACCACCATAAAATACTTCTCTCTCATTAGCAGATAAAAACTTTTCTTGTGGACCAGGATTGGGTCTAAAAATAACTTCACGTTTAACTTCAGATTTATCTGTAAAGTCTACAACCTCTGGTTCAACAGTATCTTTTTTTAATGCTTTATTTAATCTTCGTTTTGCTTGATCTGCTTTGATTCTAGTTTGCTTTTCTGTATTTTTGAGGTCTTCAATCTTTCGCTGTCTGGGAGATAATAAACGTCTGCGAGACTTTCTCCGATCTTCCAACTCCTCTTTAGTCCATGCCAACTTGT